ATGCTCGTATGTTCCGGCGGCCGCTTCGCCATTCGAGAGAGTTTTCTCATCTTGTGTGGCAATAAAAAATAATGGGACTAGGCTTGCTGTGTTGGCTGCAAACAAGCTATCATCTATAAGTGACGTTTCAACGCCGGGTGATACAAGTGTCATTTGATGTTCTCCAAAGAAATTAATTTGTACTGCTATTTAGCGCTTTCAATTAAAATATAAATATTTTAATAACGGAAACCCTAAGATATGCAGGAATTAAAGGAGAAGCTGATCGAAATCAATGTAATACTTGAAAAGTCAGGTAAACTGAATCCAAGATTTAAATATGTATTATTTAAGAAACCAGAGTATCTACAATACATAGTGGAAGCTACATCATTCCTGAAATATGATGCTCCAATTAAAGCAAGACTTCAATGTATAGTCCAAGATATTAAAGAGCAGCCAGTATGTAAGCGTTGTAATGAACCTTGTAAAATGACATTAAAAGGTAGTAAATACAACAATAAATTCTCTGCTTATTGTTGTAGGAAATGTGCTGGCCTTGATTCTAGAAACATCAATCAAGCGTCAGATCACCAAGTTTAACAATAGTATCGTACTCAATACTATCTTGGTCCAACTGAGATAACGCATCTTCTATTGGGTAAAATTGATTAACAGCACCTACGCGCATCTTAATTGATGCAATGTGATTTTTAAGAATCTTATTAGGTAATGATAGATATATTGGTGCTCTAAACGAAAGCGTAGTTTGGATTATACGACGATCCACTCCCGGTACTGATTCATCGAACTGTATACCGATAAGTTCCAAGCTACGAAGGCGACACCAGTCAAACGGCTCATCGGATGTCCATAGTTCCATCGTAGGATCAAATAGCATTAACATTTGTTCTAATAATTCATAATGTTGTTCTTGTGATGATACAAATATATTAAGTTCAAATTGTGCCTGATATGGAATTGGCATTTGTTGGGTTACAGTTTTTAAATCAGTTGGAAATTCACCACCGGAAGGAAAATATGTTGTGCTTCTTTCAGTACGTAGCCCGTGACGAAGGGATGGGTCCAGTTCAATATTAGTAAATGTACCTGCCATCATAGGAAGTCTAATCACTTTATTTTGAGTATTATCATTTAAAATAGCAGCTACCACACGATCCGAACTACCATTTTTAATTTGTACATCAATAAATCTTTTATCAAGTTCGTTTGTTTTACCAGATTGTACTTTGAATCCTGTAAACACTGCTAAAAATTGCAACAACAATTTCTTCATTTGCGCTTCATAGTAGTATTCTGTTTCGTTAGTATTCATTTTTTGGTTACCTTATCATAGGGTTCAGTATTACCGTGTAGGAAATCAGCTATAACACTATTTCTTCTGTTATTTAGACTACGATAGTCTGACTCAATATATATCCATCTCTTTTTATTGAGACTATATCTATGAAGTCTTGTTGGTAACTCATCATCAATATTAGAGAATGTCATTCTATGGTAATCTTTATCTTTTGGATTCTCAGGAAACTCTTCTCCTTCAGTATATGGAGCACTATTTGGTGGCATACCATCAGATGATTGAAATCGGCCAATCTGACTTGGGCCAATAGCAATAGGAATTTCGGCAAGTAACTGCCAGCCACCAGCTTCAGGAACATATTTGTATAATTGAATAACTTTTCCATCTTTAGTCAATCGATGATAAGAGTTCTTCTTTACATCATCTGGTAGTGTTGGCCCTTGAGTATATGGAGCGTTATCTGGTGGTAAAGTAGTTGTTCCTGAAGTAATCCCACCCTTTCGAATTCCGGTTTTCTCAATGTTCTTGACACCACCTCGTCGTGCCAACGCAATTTCCTCTTCACTCCATTCCTTGATACCAGATACATCGGTACCTCTTTCAGGAACTTGTAGATTAGATTGAGCTGCTATCTCTTCTGTAACTCCAGTATAATCAGCATACATACTACTATTACCATCATCACCATTGAGTAATCCAAACGCATCTACTTTACGTTCATTACTAAGATCGCCAAATATATTTTGTGTTTCTCGTGACGCCATTGCAGGTTGCAAAATAAGACGCTGGAGGGTTGGTTGCCATCCGGGTGTATAACCTTCAGCGGCCCATAGAGTATCTACCACTTCAAAATATTTCTCAACAGGTTCCATAGTAGCTGAATATTGAGTCATTGATGGAACTCGTATTATGTCTCCGACAATAAAAGGTCTTGCCATAGCTGCGACGCCAGCAGAGAAATTTACTGCAACAAATAATGTCTCACTTGACATCATCATGCCGAATCGTGTTAGATCAGTTTGAGTCTCTTGAATATCGAAATATATCTTCACCTTGATATCATCCATATCGTATTCACGATCACGATTCTCAAGAAGTATCTTGTCTTGTATATTATCTGGATTAGTACGTAAATGCTCTTTTGTCAATTGTAATGCCTTTACACCCCAACTACCACCACCATTAAACTCTACAGGACGGATTCTCCAAAATCTTGAAGTCACTGAATCTTTCAACATAAATGTATTCATACATTCATCATCAGGTAATTCAAGTATCTGCACACCTTTCCATATTTTACCACATTGTGATCTTTCTACTCTTACTTTGGAAGCACGTTCACCAGCTATAGATGACTGCATGATAGTAACAGCTGTTATATGCTTACGATTGGCAGCATCATCCACTGAGTATCTTCGGCGATTCCCCTCGTTGGTCTTAATCAAACCAAAGTCATATCCAATGTAAGCTGATGCCAGTACAGCATCACTGCCACGTTGAACTGATTTCCATTGGTTAGTTACTATACTGAATGCATTGTCAGCAGGGAAATTACCAATACTACCACCGGATATCGATTCACCAAAGCCAGTAGCATCAATTAGTTTCTCTTGTTCGTGCACTCCAAGTAGCTTATGGACAAATCCATCAGCTGCCGCTATATTCATACTTTCGGCAACAACACCATCAATGAAATCTCCATCAGTAGATAAAGTTAGTTGCCACGGTTTGCAATCAGGATTTAGTGATACGTCGGGACCACACTTATCTACAATCGTTTCACCTTCTCGGCCATATGTATTTTTACATTTTATCATTACTTAACCATACTACTCTTTTTCATTGGCTTCACCGTGCGTTGCATATGGTGCCGACGACCATAGATGTTACCAGAATCAGATGCTTTCATGACGATATCACCACTCTGTAACTTATTAGCTTTCTCACCATAGTCAAACTTTTGTTTTGTGTAGATAGGTAATTTAATTTCTGGACCATTTGGGTTTTTGTCATGGTCAGTTCCTTCAGTTATAATTTCCTTAAGTTTCATTTTTTATTATCCCATCACGAAGTCAAATGCACCAAATTGCTCTACACTAGAAGCAACAAAATCTTCTAATTGTTGATCACAGTACTGAAGATCAGCAGCAGACTGAGAATATAAATCAGCAGCATCTAATGATACTCCACCACCGGCCCCCGGCAACGCTCCAAACTTACCACGTATCTGTGCAAGATTAAGTCTTGCCAATCCTATGGTGTGTCTTTCAATCCAATTTTTAACCCAGCGATCTTTAAATAATTCTTGCTCAGTACGATCAATTGCAGTATCAAGCAATACTCGTTCATGTTTATGAAAATCCTGATGAAAATGTAGTTGTCTATTAGATTCATCAAAATGGAAATTCAATTTAGTAGCAAACATCATCTCGATTAATTCTAGATATTGTTGAGACAAATATAATGTTGTCATATCAAAACCGCCTGCTGTAGAGCTACCATAGAGCTGTTGAGCGAACAGCTGATCAAACACTGAGTTACTACTATACCCACCACCAAACGCGCCTGAGCGACGGAAAGCACCCATAATAGTGACGATCTTATTAAATCCAATCTTTTTGTTAGTCAACGTGTATACTTGAGATCCGGGTCTTATGTCCAACAAATAAAAACCACGACGATATGCAACATCACTTCGTTGGCGAAGTTCGCCGATGGATCGAGTAATAGCATGATCGATTTGCTCTTCAGTCAACTCTACGTCAACTACCGGATATCCTAATTGAATACGAGTCTCGTGAATTAACCGACGCCGCTCATCGGGAGTGCCATCAGTACCAACTCCAATCTGAGCATATGCAGGAACTGTTTCAGCAGTATCCGTGCCTAACACTACAGGCTGAAGCTGTGAGTCTGGAAGTTCATTGAATAAAAACTCATCTTCACGAAGGTTAGAATCAAGAAATTTTGGAATATCAAAAGGATTATCAGTGTATACTGACCTATATCCAGCATAATGCATAGGCCCACCACCCCATGTAACTCCCGGACCTTCTCTGGTATCAGAGTCCCAAGTATAACCGGGAACTATCATCAACAAAGATACACAACTTCCTGTTTCTCTTGTCTTAAATTGTATGTGCCCACGTGAATCTATAAAAGCGCGAATCTTAGGATCTGCTTGAACCCATTTTTTACCATTCCATGTCATTAAAGTATCTGTGTTCGTGTTAAGCCACAAGTCACCTTTATTATTGATTATTGGTTTAGTGGTATAAGGAATACTAACCCATGCAATACCATTCCACATCTTGAGTGAATTGTTGTTGCTATCAAACCATACTTTACCTACTGGAATAAATTCAGGATCAAAGTCACTTCCTATTATCGGAGAAGCTACAATCCATTCACCTTTAGTTGTACTTGGTATCATTACAATATCAGTGTCAGGATTATACCAAGCTACTATATCATCAGGTTTAATTTGAGTAGGATCACTTGGATGATCAACATAATTATCAATTGGGTCAAAGTAACTCCCATCCCATGATTTAATCATGTTATTTTCAGTATCTAACCAAATTGCTTTTGTTTCGATTACTGCTGGCGCTAATGGATCAATGTCAGATTCAGTGAACAGTACTACTTCATCCCATTCAAGATTGACAGTATCCCATTCATGAAGTTTATTAGATCGTTCATCCCACCACAACTCACACGATGTTACGTCTGTTGGATCTTCGTGCCATTCAAGAACATCAACAGTAACAAATTCTCCACCGGTATATTGGAAAAAATCATTAGTTGATTCTCGGTACCAATATAGACCTTCTGATTTCACCGGTTCAACTTCACCAATGACAAATTTAATTTCAAGGTTCCAATCAACAACTTCACCAAACTGTATGCGAGATCGTAGAACTCTTTCAGTTGTAGAGAACCATAATGTATCAGAAGATAATGAATCAGGAGCTTCTTCCCAATAGATTGCCAGCTTCTCTATCCATACCATAGCTTCTGGATCATAATGATTTAATACTCCAGCAGCTTCACTGTACCAATATTGACCGCATATACCAACTTGCATTTCAGATGGATTGTAATCTTGTATGAATGTTTGAACGTCACACCATGTGGTACCAGACCATTCATGTGCTGCTATACCATCAAACCATATTTTGCCGCAATCTGGATGAAATGGGTTATCGATGTCTACTATGGTAGGTATATCATCCCATAAATCTGTTGCTGGAATAACATTGGCATTGCGTTGCTTGAGTTGTTTGGTAATCTGATCAAACCAATATGATCCTTCAGGAGTATCGGATGGATCATC